TTTTCAGTCCTATGCAATATCAAATGCCGTAATTGTAAAAGAACCAACATCTGCATGTGCTGCTTTTTTGTCGTATCGTATTACCAAATCACTTTCGTACAATCCGCCTACTGAAAGATCGAAACTCTCAATTGTTAGATCTTCACGAAGTCCAACAACTTGGTTGATATCTCTTTTTGTGATAAGAACTGTACCCTGGATAATTTGTGGGGTTTCCCATACATTTCGTAGTCCTAATGCTATTGCCAGACCTGAGTTATTTACTACATCTGAGGCATCAGTTGGACCAAGTAAGAATCTACTGATAAATGCATATTCACCATTTGTTCCTGCGTTCTTTACAGCTAGTGCTGCATCAAGAGGATGAATAAACATTGTATCTGCTCTATTTCTTTGTGAACCGGGGAATTCGCCTCTAATCACTTGGACTAAGGCTTCTAGTTCTTTGTTTGATGGTACTCCACTAGCTAAGTTTGATTTTGTATCAGTATTTATTGTTGCTGCCACTTGAGATGTAATTAGGTCTTCTCCTACCATATAGTAAAATTCATTACCTGCATTTTTTAGTGACTGTTCAACTGCTAAAAAGTTATTATCTTTAACATCATTTCTTTCTACTGCTAAGGTACCTCGGTATGAATTATTTGTACCTGAACAATCTAGCTCTACAGTTTCTACCTTACCGCCTATTGCTGGAGGTGTTCCTGTACCGCCTTCTTTGAAAATTATAATTCCTTTCTGATCAGTAATTGAACCACCTACAGTATCAGTATATTTTGTAATTGGAACATTGACTTTTGGTGTACTCATATCTATAACGCGAGAGTATTGTTTCCAGTTGGAATAAGGCTCTGCACCCTCTAATATCTCATCTGCAATTTTCAAAGCAGATAAACTGTTTGGAACTGATACTGTTTCTTGTAAGGGTATTCCGCCAATTTTTGCGTTACCAGTTGCCATATCACCAATTCTCATACCATACATATCTTTCCAGATTGATGGTAAATTTGGATTTGGTGTTTCTTTGTAAAATGAATTATCTCCTTTAGCATAAAATACTTCGAATGGTGTTTCTCTAATTGGTTGCCAAATGTCTTTAGTACCTCTGGCTTGAGCAGTTGCATGTAGGGCTTCTTTAATATGAGCAAACTCTGGCATTGCCAAAATTGTTTGTCTATTCATTTTGGATTTGGTCATACGACTCCACCTCTTTGAACATCTACTGCAATCATGTCTGTATCAGTTCCAGGAATATCAAATAGTGCAATTGCTATAACTGCATCCAAATCGGTATCTGCAATGTCTAACACACCACTTGTTCCGGATTGTGTAAGAAGATTACCAATAGATACAGGACCAAGAACTCTAGCTAAACATCTTCCTTGTGTAACTACTACGACACCTTGACCAGCCCCATTTGTAGCTCTAGTTGAATCATCTACACTAACTGAGCCATCACCGTATATACCATCAGTATCTCCACCAACAGCTACACCGTAAACCAGCTCGCTTCCAGCATCGGTAATTTCTTCTACTCTAGGTAATGTTTCACTTGTAATAACAGGAGCAACTAATGCAATAACTGATCCCATGTCTATGGCACCATCGGATACTTGATTAATAACAGAACTTGATTTGTGATCTATTGGACCTCTATGAAGTCCTTGAAATCTATTTGTACTTGTCATACGATTAGTATGAAAACTATTTGATTATATGCATTTTAATTTCTACAACATGTATGATCAAGTTGTTGGACTTGCCCTCTGAACATCTACTATAGCAATATTTGTCATCTCCGGGTTTACATCTATTGCTGCTAAACTCATTGCAATAACTGGAGAACCAGTTATCACCTCTAACACACCTGATATTGTGGATTGTGATAGATGTTCACCAGAAATCGGAAGAATTGCACCATTAGCCCTGATTCTAGCTAAACATCTTCCTTGTGTAACTACTACGACACCTTGACCAGCCCCATTTGTAGCTCTAGTTGAATCATCAGTGCTAGCACTGCCATCACCATAAATACCATCAGCGTCACCACCAACAACTATACCATATAGCTGAGCTCCTTCACTACTAGTTTCTTCTACTCTAGGTAAAGTTTCATCTCCAATAATAGCAGAAGATAATGCAACAGATGATCCCATATCTATGGCACCATTAGAGATCATGTTAATAACAGAACTTGATTTGTGATCTAATGGACCACGAGCTAGTCCTGGAAGTTGGTTAAGAAATGACACAAGTAATTTACTTTGTTTTTAATTATATGTATTTAAAAATAAAAAGAGATTTGTCAGTTATTGTGACATTTGGTCATTCATAAATCTAATTTCATTTCTTGTTTGGTTTAGTTCAAAATCCTTATTCTGTATTCGTGGAACTTGTTCTAATGGGTTTACTGGTAGTGTAGTTTCTTGTACCTTTGCAAGGGAATGAGATTTTACCGTATCTAAATCAAGTTTATATGTTCCAGCTCTTGCCTCTGTTTCTCTGATTTTTTGTGAGAGTTTTTTAATTGCTGTATCCTGTTGTTTTGAATGTGCAAGTAAGGGCTTTACAATTGTTTCATGATATTTTTGAAGAGTATAACGAGTTTGTTTCATTTGATCTGCTGGATTCATTGGTGGCATTGTTGGCATTTTTGCACCCATTTGTTTTGCTATATCTGGATGCAATCCTCCCATTTCACTTAGATTCTTTGGAAATGGTGGCTCTACTTCTGACATTTGATTTTCAGTATCAGGTGCATTAAGCATATCTTCATCACCAGTCTTTTTACCTTCACCAGAGTATGGTTCAGTGTTTTCTGTTGATTGCTCAGATCCAGCATTATGTCCTTCTGGATTATTATTATCTAAAGTTTCTTCTTTAAAGTTACCATTTTTAATTTTAAGTCCTGGAGATTCAGGTGATGCTGGCTCTTCATCTTTTTCTAATTCTTGTATTGCGCCATTTAACATTGTTACTCCATATTCATAACTTGCTGGATTATTACTCATTCTCTGTAAGATGCTTGCTTCTACAAGTTTTCTTATAGCTCCATTTGCACCCAATTGTGTTAAAATAGGATCTGCATCAACTAGAGTTTTTGCTTCACGAAGTTTATTAATTAAATTATTCATAATTTGTGTATATTTTATTTGATTATATGCATTTAGTTACAGAAATAATAATTATGGTATATCACCCTCTCTCTGAACATCTACTGCAATCATGTCTGTATCATTTGCTAATACATCTTGAAGTGCCATTGCATTAACTGTATGGGGGGAAATTCCAAGTTCCAATACGCCTTTAACTGCGGATTGGGTAAGTTTATTTCCTACAGAAATACCACCAGTACCCCCAAAAACTCTAGCTAAACATCTTCCTTGCGTTAAAATAACTACACCTTGACCAGCAGCATTTGTGGCTCTAGTTGAATCATCCACACTAACTGAACCATTACCATATATACCATCAATTACTCCAGCAACTACTATACCATAGATTCTACTACTACCTTGACCACCACTAATTTCTTCTACTCTATGTAATATTTCTAAAGGAAGAGAAGGAATGAACAAGATAGTTTGAATGGCTGATCCCATATCTAATGCTTCCTCAGAGATCATGTTAACAATGCTGCTTGATTTGTGATCCATTGGACCACTAGCTAGACCTGGAAATCTGTTAGTGTTTGGCATGTATAGTGTAACTTTTTCAAAAATATATGTATTCTATACTTAAAATAATTAGTAAATTTTTAGAGTTTGAATCAATACTTTACATATTTTGCATAGCCTTTGCCTACCAAATGATCTGATAATAATTGATCACTATCAAGTTGTATATCAGCTATCAATCGTCCATACTTTCCCTCTTTTTCTTTAGATATGAGAGTGAATGTTTTACCTTCTAACAATTCTTTACAATGCTGTTTAGCTATTTTTCCTAGTTCAGTTCTATGTATTCCATATGATTCTGCAGCATCAATACCAGATAGCCTAATTCTAGTCTTTGAATAAATATCACATCCATGATCAATCATTACGTCAAATGTGTCAGCATCGACTACTTTGAGAATTTTAGTATTTGGGTATGTCCATTCTGTCACACTATTATCTCACTTTAAATATTTTAAAGGGTTTGTATAATTAATTCATTTATTGAATTTTGATTTTTCTCACCTATATCTTGAAGTTGATCTAGTTTATTGTCCATTTTGTCTAGTTTAGTACAATTAATACTAACTTGTTTTTTTAATTCATCAATTTTTTCATCATATTTTTCGACAATATTTAATATTTTACTAACAGTATTTGCAGTTTCATCATCCATAAAATATATTTATTTGGTTAATATAAAAATTCTTGGATTTTTCTAGATATTACCAAACGACACTATAGAATCATTTTACAATATTTCAATTACAGTTGATTTAATTCCAGGTGTGGCCTCTGGAATATGGATACCTTTCCATATTATTCCCTGTGGTATAGTAACAACCCAAGTCATGCCAACACCATCTATTTCTCCTAATATTACACCTTGAGGAACATTGCACAATTCACATTGATCACCAATACATCCATCATGACATGGTTCTATACTTTGTGAACGGGGGTTACCGCCATTAATTGACACGGCACTAATAGAACCATCCGCGATATACTGATTGATCTGTGGATCTGTTTCTATAACTAACATTTGTATCTCTTTTCTTTGCGAGTCATATTCAGAGTCAGCAATTATTCCACCTGTGATATAATCTGGATTATGATTAATGTCCATTTTTTGCCCTACTGCAGTTCTAGCCATTGAATTTAATTCCTTTCCGGATAACTTTCTACGGTATTCTTCACCTTCTGATCTATGATCGGTGATTGTTTCTGCTGCTGCCTTTATCAGATATAATACACCATTATTATTTAGGGCAGTTTCTTTTGCCTTTGTAATATATTCATCAGATAGCCATTTTACCTGATCTCTTATCTTTCCTATTATCTCTTGGATTGGATTTGTACCGCGAGTTCTTTTGGATAGAGAGCCATCAGCCTTTACTGTGTGTAGGGTATGATTTTTGGCAGCCGTTTTAATATGTGCATTTATATCATCAAACTCTGTCGTTTGTTTTCTAGTTAGTGTATCAATTCCTGTCTTTGGCTTTTTTATAATCTTCCATGTGCAATGGCAATTGGGATGCACAAGTTCAGTGTACCCTTTGCCTTCACTAGGAAGTACAGGCCTGTTTGTTGTATTTAGTAAATCAAATGATTTTCCTACATAATCATCACATACGTCTTTACCTGTATGTGAAGATGATAGTGTAAACTCTGCAATTAATTCCATAGGAGTGTATGTAAAATATCTGTCTCGTGCTTTTGGTTCTTCTGGTGCATCATCCATATAATCATCAATTAGTTGGCTGGCAGAAAATCCTGCACCCAATACAGCCAACAAAGGTGCCAGTTTTTTAAGTAATGATTTTTTCTCTTCTTTAGGAATTATGGCCTCGTTAAACTGACCGCTGGGTTCAATAATTATTGGTGGAATGTTAATATCCATTCTTCGTTGCTCTATGGGATAACGCCATTCAGGTATTGCTTTATAAGAATTAAATCCGTTTACTCCTTCTGAGTGTGGTTCGGAGTTTGTCTGATTACCAGTTGCTATCCAATTGTGTGATGGCTCTGCAGGATAATTCACAACATCATATGTGTTGGATTCATTTTCAACACTGTTTGGATCTGGTGTCGGATTGTTTGGATATGGATTAGTAGATGCGGTTGGGAATGGCTGAGTATATGGAGTGGTTGGCTGGATTATTGGTGGAAATCGTGATGCAAATATAAGATCAAAATTAATGTTTCCTGCCAAGTCTATTCCAGTTATTTCACCAGGCCAAGGCTCAGCGTCAGGTGTGATATAATCAACAAACTCCGCCTCTACTGCCCTACTTCTTTCAGGTTCAGGAATTCCTCTATCTTCTAATTCTTTGTTACGTAGTTGTTTCTTTTTTTGTAAAGTGTTTGCATCTAATATCATCAACTCTTTTTCTGACATTTACATTTCCTCTTTAAACTAGCTTCAACTATTTGTTTGTTGATGCTTTCTTCTATAGGTGCGTTGCATTTGACATATGCATACGCATAATCTATATCTTTTTTCTGTATTTTATCTACACATCTTTTAATTTTGTATATCACTTTTTCTTCCTCGTTTCATAGTATCTTCCATAATCAAAGTCTTGTGATACATCTGATTGGAAATAATCACTTCCCCGTACATCTTTCATCATTGAATCATAAATATCATCATCCATTGGTGGATTACCCATTGTTTGATTATTAAATTGCGGTTCTACCTCTCCACCACCCATATCATTTTGCGGTAATTCAGAATCATTTTCTACATTATTTAATGCCAGTTGACCCGTAGGATCGTTATACATATTGTTGATGCTCTCTGCAGTATCATCATCAATAGGAATACCTGCCATCTTATACATATCAAGTAGAGGTTTTATGTTCTGCATTAATACCGGATTATTCTGATAAGAGTCTATCAATTTAATCAAGTCCTCTATTGGAATATCTTTCTTCTCTAATTTGCCAAAGTTAAGCTCAAACTTTACGTCATTCCAATCAACAGGAATCAACCCATCCAGATACATATTTCCCATAAATGGATTTGCTTCATACCAAGGACGGAATAATTTCTTTGCAAGCTGCGTCTTTATGTTAATGGTAAATGCTGTCAATCCTCCATCTGATTCTTCTTTGGCAGTTTCAGCATTGGCAAAGGTGTGAGAGCTTTCTGATCCTTGCTTTCCTGAAAAGTCATTCAACCCCTTCATAATTGGTGAGGCGACAGTTTCAATATGCTCTGTAGGATTAAAAGAGCGCGTATTGGTACCCAGTTCTTGAACATCTAGTTGTGTACCTGATACCAAATCTTCGCCAATCTGTAGTTGTTCTACAAAAGATTGTAGTTGATTTCTTTCATCTTCACTTCCTCCAATGGCAGTATAGACATTTCTTGGAACGTATCTCTGTGTTGCCATCTGCATGATAAACTGTGTAGCGTATTTTCTGTCAAGCATTGATGGCAATGTAACTGTCTGTACTTCATCTCCATTAACCACCATACTAAATACTCTGGGTGATGTAACTGCTACTCCAAAGCCTGTACCGAATACCGAAGCATCTATAGGATTCCAAACAAAGTGGATAATCTCACCTGGATTGTGATACCCCTGATATTCTGCTCCCCTAAACTCATACTTGTACGGTTGTCTTTGCCTGTCCCACCAGACCCTAACAAATGATGATATTGGAATATGCATTAAATCCTTATATGATCTTACATTTTGAATTCCCATACGAGGTTTCCAGACAGAGTTGCCATACCACAATAATTCTTTAATCAGTACAGTATCAAATGTATCAAAGTCTATATCATGTGAAAATTCCTCCATATATTCTGTTAATTCTTGTGAAGCCGTCTTAATGTAATGCTCGCCACCTGTAATTTGTGCAGATAAATTATTTATTGAATACTGTACATCCTCATCAATTTGCAATGCCTTGGCCTGTATACTGAATAATACGGCTGGAATATCAAATGTCTTTGATGTGTAACCTTCTCTAGAATATGCACCAACTGTAGATAATTCAGGCCCCCATACCGGCTGAGACATTCCCGGTGACAATTCAGTTATTGGCATATTCATATGATGTTTTAATGACTGTAAAGATAGAGAGTTTGTATTGTTGATTACTTTGGGAATATTGCTTTGTGGCTGAATAAATTTAGCCATACTTTGTCTAATACTTTTTGATGAAGGTAACTTCATAATTCAAAGATGCTTTTAAAAAATATATGCATTTTATGGTTCTGTTAAGTTAGGTGTATCTCCAAGTTTTGCACGAACTGTGAAAAAATAATCTAGTGCTTTAAGATATTCTTTCTTTGCTTTTGTGTATGTCTTACCTTGAACTATTACATTTGGAAATTCCAATCCTCTTATAATTACAATATCTTCTTCTTCAATTACTTGTATATTCAATGTAACCATAACAATAAAGCCATTTGCATAATGACTATAAATATTCCTCAATAACTACTAACTGACATTCAGTAACATGATTTCCTTTTAGATCATGATCTTTGCAAAGACAAGCATTACAATCTCTACAATATCCCGTATCTAAACTACCACATACTTCACATTCATCATTCATATTTTTCAGTCAACATAACCTTAATTCATATCATATATGAGATTTTTGGATAATCGATAAACTCTAGTATGTGGGCTTTTTGCACATTTTGAACACAGTTGATACTTTTCCCAAGAGGGCAAATGACGAGAAGCTCGCAATACTTTTTGGCAGTCAGTACCATATCGATACCCCAAACATTGAACTAATTAATTTCCCCTCACGTTATTAATAATAATACTATTTTCTTAAAGAACATTTGCAATTAACGATTGTGATTCTTCACATTGGACTTAAACTCTTTTTAGTTTTTTTGCAAACTCATCAATACTGTCGTATACTTTTGCTGGCTTTATTGTACCATTTTTCATTTTTTGCGCAGTTTCGAATATATTTTGCATTTTTTCTTCTCTATTGATTATTTCTTGCATGATACAAATTCTAAAGCATAGTTATATTAAACTATGATTTAATCAGGTTCTGCTAACTTATCGAGACCTGCTTAGAATAAATTTCCTTTTCCCATTTTGTCATACATTTATCTGAACAAAAAGGTACTAGTCCAACATCTATACCACAAATATTACATTCAGTGATGCTGTTTTTGTCAGAGTGTTTTAACCATTTAGTAAACCCGCAAATAATTTTATTACACATTATACAGATATTATGATTCATAACATTATTGATGCTAGTATTGTTATTTAGTTTTAGGTCTACAAGTTAGCAGAACCTTATTTATGACATGGACACCTACACTTTCCAAATTTATTTTTACATTTCCACATATAAGTAATAGTTTCATGAAGACCTTTTGCACATGTAAAAGACCAACTAGGATGTTTTTTTTGTTGTTTTTTTACCCATATTGAATAATTTTTGCGAGTCGTTTGTTGATACCATTTTCTAAATTTAGGATCATTATTCCACCTTTCCTTATGATATTTATTTGTGGAATCCTTCATCTTTTGTCTAAATTCAGGATCAGTTGCATATCGTCGTTTGTTATATTCACTGTTACGTTTCCTTTTTTTTTCTAAGTATTCTTTAGTATTTTGTGTGGGATTAATATGATATTGCACTGTGCCTGCTGATATCCCCAAAGTCACACCTATCTTTGAATACGTAAAACCTTCTTTACGCATCTCTTTCATTTTCTTAATATCCAAACTACAGACTATGGTATTTTTTTTGTCTTCACATTTTAGTTTTGGATAGTTCATTATTCATTACTTACCAATTTCATTCTTAATGTCTCAGCCTTTTCTTTCTGCAATAATGGATATTTAATGTAATCATAAAATAATCAACATCTTTTTAGAACAACACCCTTCCATTTTTTTTCCAGTAAATTATTAGATTCTGTTTGTCATAATCCCCTAATGGTACTATCTCGATCTTTACATTGCTATCTAGATTAAAGATAATATGTGCAGCGCAGTCTTTTTCGGGTTCATTTGCAAGTGTTCCTTTTCCACCTTGACAGCATTGAGTAGTGATTAGTCCAACTTTGTTTAGTTCTTGTATTAACGGAATTAATTCTTTATCTATTTCTACCTGTTTACCATTAATCTCTATAAACTCTGATGGATGCCCATTTACCAACTGATCAGTAACAATCATTTTTCCCACCTAAGTTAACAGAACCCAAACTCTGATATAAATTTTAGTGATGTTTTCTTTTAACAACTCTCATAGTATATGCTCCAGGGTCATAGTTCTCAAATGCAATAAATGCATGGATAAGTGCTGACACTTCATCCCAGTAATGTTCATATAGTTTCTCTGGGTACTGCCGTTTATCACCTTCTGACTTTATACCTAATGTATCATCTTCCAGATCTGCTCTTTTTATCTTTAGTAATCCTTGTTCTAATGAATCTACATCATGTGGATTTTCATATGGAATGATCAGTTTAGGTTTTGCCTTTTCTTTATTTGTCGGGTCTTTTTTATCGGGGATGGTGGACTTTACTATTTGTATTAAATCATCAACCCTTTCTGTTTTGTGTACCTTTAGAAATGGATTCTTTATTCCCTCAGTTTCCGCCTCTATCTGATATGTGTGTGTTTCTTCTAATAAATTACCCAAAGTAAATACTCCATGAACTTTACCTCTGGATAATCCCTTTACTCCTAAATGTGGTAAGCCGTCCTGCAATATCTTTACACCGGATTTACCAAAGCCCAGATCTGCTGCGGTATTATCCACATGATATTTTTGTATTAGGGGAATAAGATCCAAGGCCTCTTCTGTATCTGAGCGTTCCTTGAGGAACTTTTTCATATATGCTATTTGAAAGTGATCGGTTTCGTACATGTTCTTTTTAAAACAAAGCAACACGACAAACACAGTGTAAGATTTTCCAGATTTATTGGAACCCCAATCTATCCCTGCAGTAACATACATATCACTGCCATGTTTTTCTTTAAGTGATTGTATTTCGTTGGGTGTAAGAAAGCCTATTGCACCATCATAGCATTTTCTAATCATATTAAGGGTAAGGGGTCGGCCTCTTGCAGCATAAAACCAACCCTTACAATGTGCTTGAAATAAATCATCTGATTCATGAATCTCTTGATACTCTATAGAATCTTGTATTTCCATTTTGTATTTTTTACAATCAGATATGGTTAATGGAATTGTTGCAAATATCTCCTGAGGAAAATGATAGATCTTATACGTTGGCACACCTGACGTTGGACTATGTACTAGGCTTACATCACCAGCTAAAATAGTCGATAACTCGTCAGATGTGTTAGTTATCTTACCTTCACCATCAAATATTAGTTTATTACGCCATCCTTGTTTTTGCCACGTTTTACCGGTTACTGAATCTATATAATCAGATGTATCATCATACACCCAATCATATATTTCCGCCTCTCTAGTTATCAAGTCATGCCATGAACTTCCCTCCTCACCACCTATCCCAAACATAATTAACGGTCCTTTGGTTGTACGAATAGTATGCATGGCCACTCTAAGTTTTGTTAGGTCATGTTTCTGAGCTTCATCTAATACTAACAACCACAATGTTAATCCTTCTACCTTTGAATAATTATGCTGAGAATGCCTAAAGTATATTCGAGAATGGTTAGTTAATCGTATGGTCTTTACATTTGCTCTACCATGAGGTAGAAATGATGCCAATTGTGGATTAGCAAGGAACGTACCCTCTCGTACTCTCTCAGTTGAAAATGCCTCTAGTGAATCAGGATCATGAACAACATACCCCGTACTTCTAAATGCACCTGTAGTTGGAAGATATGCCAAGTGGTCTGTTGCTGCTGTACTTTTGTACACCTGCCTTCCACATAAAGCACCTTTTCTTTTGTGTGAGTCTAGATAAAATTCCTTCCAAAACGGTATAAGATCAAAGTTCCTAGTGTCACCACCTACATTTGGTCTGTACTTTTGTATCCACTCCCATACATCTTTTGCTTCGAGACGATTAAAATTTGGGTTTTCCATCTGTTCAAATTGATCCTCGACCTGTTCAAAACGATAATCAATTGTGTGAGGCAATTATTCTTTTTTTGGAAGAACTGTTTTGTAGCAAAACCATATATAATTTGTCTTTCTCTCTTTCAATTCTGGTTTCATCATCCACACTTTTTCAATTATGGTTCATCAGAAAACATGGGATTATGTAGGTTTTCATTATTATTATCTGTATAAAATCCACAGTGACGACAAGAAACTAAATTTGCCATTATTAATAGTTGTTTAGAACAATTAGGACAAACAGGCATCTATACTTCTCCAGTTGTATTTGTACATATTATTATCTGCACACATGAACAATATGTACAACCAACAGTATTTCTATCTCTAGTCTCGTGATTTTTGTATATATGCCCACATACACATAGCTCATTACGGCATGTAGATTCTGTGTTTGTCATTATCTATATTTCTCCATTTGTGGCTCTTCAAACATTCTCATAGGTATGGCCATATTTATTTTGATTCTGTCTTCTAGTGCTTTTAGTCTCTTTTCTTGCTTAAACGTCTTATGAATACCTGATGCAATATTAAGAGTATAGCTTACTTTACAGGCTAAATCAGCAGTCTCTTTATCAAATTCTCTCTCCTTATGTGCATTAGTGAATTTGAAATAACGTGTTGCTTGATCAGCTAGAATAGATTGTAACGTTCTACTGTTATAATCCATATTTGACTCTCCTACTGGCATTTATATAGTATAGTGCACCCTTTTATTAAAAACATTCTGATTTTGGGTTCTGCTATATCACACCTTGTGATTCTTCTATATTTTCAATTCTCAAGTTTAGTATTAGATTCTTTTATTCTCTTCTCTAAAACATCAAGATATGCTCTTGCAATATCTAAAGTATCATCATCGTTGATTTGTATAATTCCCATTGTCGGAACTGTTAGTTGACCCAATGATAAAGTTTGATATACTTGCATTTGTTGTGACATTTGATTATGCATCTTCAAGTATGTATGAAGGTTGATCAATAATTAACGTAGAACCCAAGGAAATTGATAATTCAAATTTATCGATTTCGTCAATTAATACTCCACTACCTGATGTATCATCTACTAATTGGGTCATACCTTAGTTACACATCTTCAAAATTTAAGTATTTCCATGTACATAGTTAGGATCAATAGGTATCCCAGAACTTATCATCTTTATTGTCCCAAGTTTCTTTCATAACCTTTTGTGATAATGTTTCAAGTTCTGGATCAAGTGATGATGATTTTAAGGCATCATTTGGATAAAATGATTCAGCAGATGTAAACATAGTTTTTATCCAAACAGGAATATCTAAAATATTTTGATTATTTTCAGGAGGAAAATAATCTTTTCTTTCAGAAATTACTCCAAAGTCAAAAAGTGACATCTGATATATCTTACTAATAACACCATTTAAAGAATTATGTGAATGAAATTCTAGAAATTACTAGTGATTACGCAGAAGACTATCTCATTTATTTGCTTTCTGTTCAACGAATTTTAACATTGCTTTTACTGCTAAATCTGCGTTTGTATATGTATCTACAATATCATTTTCACCTTTTTGGTATTTCCCAAATCCACCATCTTTTACTAATTGAATATTACCTCTCACATTCAATCGTTTTTGTGCTAATTTATAATTGTTTAAGATTTTCTGTATGAGAAAATAGGTTCTGTGAATGAAAAAACTAGTAATTATGTAGAGAACAGAAAATTCACCTAAGACGAATCCCGTAAGGTTGTTAACTGGTGTATTATGGGCTAAAAAGAGTTTCAACTAAAGTGTCGGGATTTCGTGCCTGTAGTTCCCGACACTTTAGTTAAACATACTTTCTCTCTATATTTTTTTTGTAACAAAGTATATTTTAGTAAAGTGTCGGGAACAGCTCACTATTAAAACATCACATATCGGACAATTACGTACTCTAACAAGTTATCTAGACATTAACTTCAAATATTTACGTTAAAGTAAAATATATATATTACCTTAACGTAAGATAAGTATGAAACAAGCAATAACATACCAACAAAAAGAAGATTTCAAGGCTATAATTTTTGAAGAAATAGCAGCAGCAATCTCTCAAACAAGTCAACAGGATTGGAGACAATTAATTCTTAGATTATCAAAAGCAAAAAGTATTGCACAACAATTAGAAAATACGGATTATGAGAATTAATGATACCTGACTGGATTATCTATGTAGCAACGGCTACTCGTTATATGACTAACCTGCAACCCTGTATATGTGAAAGATGTAACTATGAATGGTACCCAAGAATCTATCATTCTGGTAATATGAAGATAAACACATGCCCATCATGTAAATCAAAGATATGGAACAAACCTAAAACTCTTAGGTCTAGATAACTTAAGTATCCCATTATACACCTTCACTAGAAAATAAACTGATTTGTTGTGACACCTTAAAATCAATATTAAGCCAAACCCTCTCAGTTCTTCTATTTGATTCTATATCCATCTCCATTCTATCATAATCATGGTATTCTTCAAAAGCCTTCGAAAACTGACCCATGCCTAGAGGAGTTTCACCTTTTTCTAGCATGACTTTCTTATAAAATTGATATGTCTCTCTTTTTGTTTTATGACTTTCACTATCTTTGATGTAATTAATTTCAAAATCATCAACAGGATCAGCGTTTGCGTTCCATTCTCTTTGTATTACTTTCCAGTCTTTAGAGTGAGTGAATTTACCAATTTTATTTAGTTTATTGGCAATAGATACTAAACAAGAGAACACTAGATTTTTTTCCGCTTGATTATCCATCAGTTTTTCTTTTAGATATTCAATCCTATTTGGGTCATTCTCAAAATTATGTTCCCATTTTACGATAATCCAGCGCCTAAAGAACCCCTGAGTCTGATCATATACTTTGGGAAACCTATTACATGAGAACATTAACTTACAAAATGGATATAGCGTAAATCCCTGTTGATGTTTCTTTTGTACCTCGATACCCTCATTTGACGTAATGGCCTTTATCTTGCCGGTGTGTTTTAGCTCATTTTGTCCCAAATCTGTAAAAATATTTACAGACACCCCGTCCAGATTGGCACTCATAAACTTGTCGTCTGCCATATCTTGAAGTGTGATATTTGAGACATTGTTTTTTCCAATCATACATTCAATGTATGAGAAAAATACGGACTTTCCATTCTCACCACTTCCCAAAAACATAAATGCCCTTTCATCAATATGGCGCTTTATTATTGGTGATGCCATAATTTCAAGAACTGTCTCAAAATCATCTCTTCTGAACTTACCATTAACTGTAAAAGAGTCTTTAAGAGTTCTCCAAAACAATGTGTTTTCAAGATTTTTCTCAATATCTCCAAAAATGTTTTCATCACTAATTGTGTATTTTGGTGTAATGTATTCTACAGATAATAAAACTTGGCTGATATTCTTGAAAGTATGAGGGGTTAATATCTTCTCTTTGATATTTAGTATGCCGTTGATAACTGTAATTATATTAGGATCAGAGTCAAAGTCCTTAAGGTCTACAAAGGTTTTTCTTTTAATTTTATCAATTACCTCTAGTGTATTTGATTTGTTACAGTGCTCTAGTAATTTTTCAGTTTCTTCCTTGATTATTGCCTCTGCCTCATAGTTACTATATATCATACCATTATACAGTAATATCTTGTCTGTTCCTCTTGGTGTGATAAACGAGTAATTATTCATCAAAATATCTGTAGCAATATCTATTTTGGCTGGATCCTTGTAACTTATGGCTGTATTATCTACTTTTGTATATTCATTTTTTGATGGTAGTATTATATTCTGAAAGAAAGCTTCTGCATACTTTATGTTACGTATGATTTCCTTTTCATCCAGTGGTTCTGCACACTTTTTATTTACTACATATACTTGTCTTACTGCATCCTCTTCTGAATATTTCCTGATTCTCAATTTGCAATATAATGAATTTTGTGATCTTCGTCTATTCCCTTTGATAAATTTTCCTTCTAATAATGTATCTAGATTGTAATCATTTCTAAGACTTTTATCATCCAAATCTTCTTTTAGAAAGAATCCCTTTTGTGCCAAGTGTGCTTCAAACTTTAACCAGTCCGTAGGATCACATTGTAAAGTCTCTGAGATGAATTGATATTTTCCTAGCTGTCTTTCAGGATGAATGGACGGTGGAAGTAATGTATATCCGCCTTGTGTCTTTATGTCTATTTCTACTCCATCTTTGTTGAAATATTTCGCATTCTTTGGTGGTAGATAACCCATTGGAGATACGATAAAGTGACACCCTTGTTTTGGCGTCTTTATTACCATTGTTTTTGATAGTATCTTTTCAATATCTTTTGCAACTACATGTATTGCGTCTTCCCATCCACCACCACTTTTCATATCTATATCAATTCCAAACGTGTTGGATATTGTACCATGTAAAATTGCTATACTCATATCATCAGTAATTGGATAATCACACATTTTGTTAAAGTATGATTCCAACTTGAATCCTTTTGGTGGAATCTTTGTACCAGGTATGATTGGAATTATGTTTCTTCCTTGCTCTCTTAAATATCTGGCAACTTTGGAGGATGTATTCAGGTCATCAATATTCATTCTCAAATCTCCTATTTGCAACTTTATCTGGATGCCCAAACATTTTTGTGCAAATCCACCACACATTACTACTCATTGATTTTGGAATCCAAGTATTTTCTTTTTTAAATATTTCACCTGTGTCATCTACTCGCATTGTATTAACAGACTCGAACACCACAACATTTCCAAAATATGCCTTGTCAGTTTCTTTGTACACAATAACGACAGTATCTATTGGAATCCATTGATGTGCAATGTAGATGGTACCTTCTGCATGTATCTCATCAATTACATCTGGATCAGAATTCAAGATATATCATTCCTACACTTTTCTTTGGCTTTTCTGTTACGAGGATGTGTCCTTAATCTACATCCACAACAAGGACAAAATACACCATCCAACATCATGAAAATGTCACAATTTTTGCATTTACTTTGTCCTATAGCATAGCTACTAGTTTTCCAAATCTTTTTAGCTTTGTATTTAACACAAATTCCTTTGCAGACCATATTCTATACCTTTAATTCCCTCAAATTCTCTTTTTTTTGAATACCACGAGGATGTTTTTTTAATTTATGTCCACAACAAGGACAATGTGTATTACCAATTATCATAACAATTTCACAAGTTGCGCATATACTGTGTGTTATAGCATACCGACTGATCCCAGGAATCTCTTTAGCTTTATATTTAACACAAATTCCTTTACAAGCCATTTCTACATCCTCAATCCCCTACACTTTTCTTTGGCTTTTCTGTTACGAGGATGTGTCCTTAATCTATATCCACAACAAGGACAGTGTATATTATCACATTTTATGAAAATATCACAGGTCCTGCACCGACGCTGTCCATTTGCATATCGGCCTGCTCCAGCAGGCTTTTTAGCTTTATATTTGTCACAGATTCCTTTACAAGCCATTATTTTTTCTCTCCTGAACTGTTGATTTGAAATGTTTTGCGTAATTTAGTTTCTACAGTACATATAGTATCATTATGATGTCCACCATGACAAACTAATAGAATTCTATTAATCTCAAATCCTCTTTTTTTACCTATACCAATACTATTCCAGCCAAATGAAATAACCTTACCATCTATTTTTATTACTCTTGCAATTTGTTTTCGTAAGTCGCTCCAATAGGATTGAGTTTCATGTTGGGTTAATGAAATGCCTTTAGATTCATATTTCTCTTTGAGTTGCCTTAATGAATAAACAGGATCAAAAGCCAATTTTTTAATAGACTCGGATTTAATACTCTGTAAAAGTTCTAAAGCGTCTCTATCATATGGATGAGGAAAAACATCTGTATAATTTTCTCCTAATTCAACATAAATTAATTCCTTGATTGGTTTAATTTGAAATGTTTTATGATTAGGCATAGCCCATCTTCGTTCAATTTGAATAGTTTGTAGGACCAAAATCATCCACTTTCCTTTTTCCTAAAAATCACCCATACACTATCATAGGTTGGCGATGATTTTCCTATTGTACAATAACAGTTCTCACAATGACTAACTTCTTTTGCAAATCTTATCTTGCATTTTGTACAGTATCTTGGCTCTACACCATTTAGTAAAAATCTAATTCTTCCTTTTTGGAAATGAATCTCTGCTCTTCCTTCTACATATTTGTGCCACCACTTTACCGAAGTTTTTGCAAATACTAGGATTAATCCATTTACATTATACTTGACATGTTGCTCATAGGCCTTTTGCATCCATTGGTTTATCTGAGAGTACGGTGGGTTCATGAAGAAATCTTCTCTCCATTCTTGATTTAGTGCGTTATGTTCTGGTGTCATAAAGTTTGAAAATTTTTTATTTTCTCTAGTTGCACATACATCAAGTAAGGGATGTATGTCATATTTTTTCATGGCCTCTTCTAAAACTAGAGGTGGAGTTTCCCAAAGGTCATTTTCATTTATTACTGTTTGGTGTGTTTGTGCTTTAGTCATTGTACCAACTTCTTTCTTTCCAATTTCTTTCTTTGATACTCTTTTTGTTTGACTTTAACTTCTGGTTTCTGTCGATACTTTTTTTGATACTCTTTTTGTTTAGCTTTAACTTCTGGTTTCTGGCTATACTTTATTTGATACTCTGTTTGATACTTTATTGAACATTTAGTTGAGCAAGTTTTTCTGTTAGAAATGGATAGTGTTCTAAATATTTCTGTACATATTGCACATTTTCTATCTTCTTTAATTTTCATTTATTACTCCTTCTTACAACATCAAAGAGCCTCTCCAATCTTTCATGTCTAAATCGTTTTAGCTGTTCTACCAAATAGTGATGTTTATTACACAATAACTCAAAGTCTAGATTTCTATTCTCAATTATTGGTAAAATATATAATTGATAGTCATCATTATTTTTAAAATCACTATAGACCTTTTCGCCAACTCTATACGTCAAATGATGAAAGTGGAAGTTTTTACCATATCTCTTATGGCACACATAACATTCACTAGAGAATAATTCCATGGCTATTTGCCTCTTGTATTTTTTTACTGTTTCTTTTTTGTTCATTTTAATTCTAATTTTTTATTCTATCTAGAGTAACAAATTTTTTTTTAAAAAAAAAAGGAATGTATTATACATCCTCCAAAATCCAATAGTCTTTTCCTCCACCTTTGGCTTTGGTTAGTACACATTTGACTGGACCCAAAGTTTTTCCTGCCTTTAGATCCTCGCGAATTTGTACATTTTTCAATGTGTCTAAGAGTGCTTTTCTACTTGTGTAAAATTTATTATATTCTACACCCTCTACACTTATCGGTTTTTTAGTAGTGATGATTAAGGATGGTGCGCCATCATACTGAGAATCCTCCACGTTGGTAATTGTAAAGGTCTCTGCACCTATTTTGGCTAGCCCTATTGCATCTCCACTTGTTTGGTAATCGCTTAACTTGCTCATTTAATCACCTCACTCTAATCTTGAATTAGTAGAAATTTTATACCAGCCATAGAATATTTTCAGTCGCTTTAACCAACGTTTCCAATTTGGTAACAAGTCATCTAGTAGTTGATCTAGTCTAATGTACAAACACACTAGACATTTTTTTAATTTAGGCATAGAATGTTTGTTAATTGGTATATGACAAATGTAACAATCAGTCATTTGGTTTCTCCTGAATCATTTATCTTATCTACAAAGTTAGAGCACATACAAATAAAACACCGATTGGTAGGACTGTCATAACCGAATAACTGAGGAAATACACTCTTACTATAATGAGAACCTCTTACATGTCCACATTTACAAATATCATTATCTGTAAATGGTTTTGCTTTGTATATCATGACAGTGATTTCTCCGAAAGTTCAAACTCTTTTTTACAGTCCCTATTCAAACAAATGAGATTGGGGTTCACATTACTAATTCTGGATAGTGAGCCAGCGCAAAATGTGCATTTTGGAGGAATGAAACTCATTTGTTAGAATCTCCCCATATTTTTCTTTCATAATCCTCATACACATTTTTTTGATGAAAAATTTCTTTTAATCCACATTTACCACAAAATGCTTCGTTACCAATTACAATACGATCTTGAAAATTATGATCACAATTAGCTTGTTTTTGTTTAACAAGTTTATCTAGTGCGTTGTTAATTTCCATCATTCATCTCTTTAATCTCTAATTGAATAACCGTAGAAAGTTCATGGCACCCAGCAAGTATTCCTATATAATCTTGTAGTCCCATTATTTCTCCTCCCTCTTTGCACATCTACTGCAAAACACCCCGTCAGAAGCAAACACCAAATATTGATAGAGATGTGGGCATTTTTCTTGTCTCTTTCTGATTCGTGCATCCATCAAGTCGTTAAGTCCGATCATATTTCTTCCTCATAATCAGAACTGCCACACTCACATACATTCAAATCAGTTGCCTCGAAGCAATTATGGCAATAAATACAGATATTCATGTTGGATTCCACTCAAAATCTAGAGATTCTTGAAGTTTTTCAATAAGTGTTTTTATTTGTGTTGCGGTGTATATAGAAATAAAATCTGTGCTAGTTTTGAATTCCCATTTTACATCTCCAGCATTTTTATCAAACCAGATAGAAACATCAAGATTTTGTGAATCATAAATGATTTTACTCATGCTTTCGCCTCCACAATTTTTTGAAGGGTCTTATTTCCTGAACTTACATTTGATATTCGAATAATTTGTTCCTCGGTAGGTGGATACTTTGTAAAATACGCTAAAGCATTTCTACCGAGGACTTGAAGATCTGAAATGTCAATACCGAGTAACTTGTAGTTGATGTTAACAAGTTTGGGAATTGTTTTTATGACGCTCTCAAGCGTTGATTCTTCAATACTAAACGTTTTCAGATTCTTCTCCTCTATACATCTTGGTCAATATTAATAATACTAACAAGTAATTAAGTGTTATTAGTTTTTAACCAGTGTAATTAATTTCACTAACATTCTTATAATTAAATTCAGAAATCAATTATTGTATGTTAATTTGTTAACCTCTATCATGTCTTGGTCGATTATGAAAAAGATGGCAGATTAGCATACAGAGAGTCCTCACAAACTCAGATGAAAATCGTTTGTGTTTGCCATCGGGGCTCTCGCGCGTCAGGTCACTTACCCAAGTGGCTTGGCGTGTAATTGTAATACCTCTAAGATAATGATCAATATATAAAGTCGGTAAGTATATACTGACCCTGATGGCGTGGCTTTATTACAAACACTTTGGAAATAAGGTATTTCTTTGTGATTTGGATCAAACAATTGTGGATAAAATGCTTGTCATTTCACATAAAGACAAAACAAATAAAATATCTAATTTTGGCATTTTGGTCAGATTTAAAAATGATACAGTAGGGTTGTCTGTAGAATGGTTTGATAATAAAGGACATTCAAATTATTCATACGAGCCAACAAAACACAAAACCATAAACTCTTGGGCTAAATTTCATACGTCTAATAAATAATGATTAATTTATTTTTATCTTATCATACACCCAGTCTCTAAGCTCGTTGCATTTCTCTTCTAATCCGGGATATTCTATATTTATTTTGTCTATTGAGTCTTGGTTTATCTGTTGCCATATCTCTATAAGCTCTTGATCACCTGCATTTAATGGGAAGGAATCGGTGTATTCCGCTTCTACAACAATGTCGTTATCTAGAATATTTTCTATATCTGTTATAGTTGCTAGATTTTCTATGTAGTCGAAAAGAATGTCTTTTATGTTTTCTATGCCTTTTACAGTTTCTACATATTCTACAAGAATGGACTTTATTTCTATAAGAATCTCATCGTCTATAAGAATCTCATCGTCTATAAGAATCTCATCGTCTATAAGAATATCTTGTAGGATATAGTTTATTTCTTCTTTAATAATACTGTCAGCTATGAGCATACCTACTATACGTTCTTCAAAAATTTCTTCGTCTATAAAATCCTCTATATCCGTTTCTACTAAAATGGATGGCCCTAGCTCGTCTATTCTAAGTGTATTTTCTGCAAGTACCAAATCACCAAATTCATGTGAGTCATTCCACTCGTCTACATAGTCACATATTGGATATTCACCAGAGGCAATGACTTGCTCAGAACAACTAATTTTCATAGAGTATGCATCATTTACCTGAAATGCGATAAATATTACAGCTAATAAAAGTAGAAATTTATAGTTTAGTCCTATCTTATTTTGACTCAATATATTTAGCAAATAAATATAAAATATATGCATTTTATTTAGTTTGATGCAAAAGATGAAACCTTATGGTTCGGACGTCATAAGGTGGATTTTTAATTATAGTTTCTCTTGGGCTTTCTTGACTATCTGAGGATCAATCTTATCTAAAGTTGCTAAAAGTTTTTCGACCATATCAGTTTCTTGTGAGTCTCGTTTATCTAATGCAATTGCTGCAATAGAACCTGAAATGATTACAACTATAAGAATATACGAATTCTCAAGTGTTTGTTTCTGGAATCCTGTAAGTTCGCCGTCTTCACCTGCAAGGAGTTGTGGAGCAAAGTAACCAACAGCCGAGGTTCCAAATACATACAACATTGCTATTACAATTACGAAATTTTGAATTATATTTTTTGTTCTTGGTAATTTTGCCATAATTACAGCTAATATTTCTCTCTTCTACGAAGGAGATATCTAATCCACCTAAATAAATGCCATGCACTAATTTCTTTTTTTGGATATTTTGCTTGTAGTCTTGGAATGGTTTCATATGGTGTTTCATCAAATATTGTGTTTGCCATTCCTGATGCATTTCCGTACATTTTTGTATTTAGATTTGGAGAGTGTGGTAATCCTAATCCATGACCGGGGCCTTCGTGAACATAGATATCATCAAAGTCAAATGTTTTCACAGTCGATCCTACAGGTTCAGGATAATGTTCAGGATCAAATATGTATAGCGGTATCCCTTCGCCATCCATAGTCCATATATAATCTGCATTAACTACACAAACTCCCCTGTTTGGATTATTGATATCTGATATTGGATAATAATGATACATTAACGTATTTGATGTTAGATATGGATCATCATCTGTTTTTCTAAAATATATTGTAAAGTCTGGAAGTTCATCGATTTTGGCTTCTCTTACATCAATATCAATTACTTTTTCGACTGTAGTCCAAGCAAGGGCAATTCCTTTTCTTAGTTGTTTGAGTTTCATCCATCTATTTTGCCAGTCTTCTACTCTATACGTAAAGTATGCTCCATTTCTGGGAACCATCATACCATATTGTTTATCACCTTGAATAATTTCTTCTAGAGTTGAACCATTAGATATTGCACTATCAAAAGAGATTTTACCTTTTTCATTAACCGTTGCTCTGCACATTTTATCAGTCATGATAATCATGATGTCTTTCTTAGAGCGTGACCCATCTTAATTCCGCCAACTGTTACAGATGATCCTATTCCTACTCCAAGAAGTAACAAGAATGCATCATAGCTCTCAATTACCTTGTCTAAAAATCGTCCAAAGTCTATAGTTCCTTCAATATCAATTTTCGATACAACATCAGGATTTGATAGTGCTATTATTATTAATATAATGGCACCAATTGGAATCATTATTAGAACTAGAATTATTAAAACAGTTAGAATTTCTTGTCGTCCAAGTGAACCAAGTGCTTTTGCGTCATCGTCTAAACTCATATCTTAATTATATTCAATATAGGTTACTTAAAAACTGGCCACATATCCCTTTTTCAGATAGACCTTATTGCATTTTATGAGTTAAATACAAATTTTGTAAGGATTTGCAAAGAGGTGATATAACGGAACGTGATATAACAACTATATTAACATCAAAAAACATAAAATTCAACTGTCCAATTTGTGGATATGACATAATACGTACTAGTATGGTTAAAATACAAAATTATAACTATGCACTAGCAAAATGTAGTAAATGTCATCATATTATGTGGTTTGATGCAAAAGAATTAGGACTTTACTAATTTTCCTGTTCTACTATTAAACTCTGGACCCCATATTGGTACTGAGTTTAACTCTTTTTTTTTATCCATATCTCTTTTTTCCTTCACTTGCTTAAAACTTTGACTGTGAACATCAAACATGTTAAAAATTTTATACCAAATACATTCTGCTTTTGTGCCATTTTCATAATAGGCATCTGGAACCCATTCTAAAAGTGCCTCTTTAAGAGCCATTAGCCATCTCTCCAAACATCTTTCCAACTTGAGGCCATAGCATTATTAAGCCTGATATTAGTGGAAGTGCGAATATGGCCGTCCAGTTCATTATATCTGGCGCGTACAAATAATTTGCTGGAATAACTACGGCAAATCCTCCGCCATACCCTGTAAAGAATACAGAAAGTAGTTTGGCACCACGTTTCTTCCAAGTCAAAATACAATAATAACCTCATGATAAAAGACTTTGTAACCCATGAATTATTGAATTACTAATAGAATTAATGCTTTAATTTTAGGTGTTATTTTTATGTTCTGTTGATTTGGTAAAACTGACATTGTTATCTGTAAGTAGCTTTTGTAGTCGCTGTATTTCTTGATTTGAGTTTTTTAGGGCATTATTCATTTGAATAGATTGCTGAATTAAATTTGAAATGGTATTTTGAACTGCTTCTTCTGCTTCTCCCATAATGATTCTGAGAGGTTTTTTGTATTGTCCTGATAGTTGGAAAAATTGTTGCTCTGCTGTTACTGATTCTGGGTTACTCAATGAAAGATTAAATGATAAACATATTAAAAAGGGTTAAGGTGTTTGGGATCTATAAGATAATTATTCTTCTCTGATTGATGTTATATCTGAAAGAGATACATCAAATTCACCTTCTGCAAATGCAGTTATTTCTAGAGTAAAAAATTCACCATTTCCTGTAAGAAATAATTCAGTATCAAGTAATAAAGATGATTCAGGTAAAATGGCTTCGGTTGTTAAAATTGTGCCATCTGTTCCATCTTGTGTTGCACTTGAACGAATATTTACAGTTACTTCACCTGTCGCTGGGTCTTGATCAAAAATTTCAAATACATCAGCGAATCCAGATGAAAGTGGTTCTATTTGTCTCAGTCTCGCGAATTGGTAGGTTTGTACTCCTCCATTATGTGTTTGTATTCCTGTAGAGGTAATAGTTGACACCACATCCCAATCAATGTCATCTTCTGATACTTCCAATGTAGTACCAGGATTACTACCACGATGTTCTACTTTAGCCAAGATGGATGTGGTAGCACTTGTTCCAAAATCAATTACTATAATTTCAAATGGGAAAATATCTGCAAAACTACTAGTTGCCTTTGTGTCTAAGTCACTATCTATTGCATTTGGTACATCATTGAGAGAAACATTGTTTCGTATTACATCTCTTGTACGTGAAGAATTTAATGCTTTAGTACCTGTATTAATTTGAAGTTGTAATACTCCAAGTCTAAGTGCTGCATTGGCTTGCATTACACTGGTATCTGAAAACTTTGCAGTTTTAGCGGTTACTGTATTAATAATATCTGATGTTCCAAATGCATCTACCGTATCTGTACTATCTGCTTCCACTTCTAATAATGCAGAAGTAGCCGTAACCCGTTGTCTTTTAATTACCATTATACATCATTTGTTGTATGTGTGGTTCCGACTACTTTAACTATTATGGTAGTTTCTTCTGTTGTTCCAGTGCCAGTAGGTGTTATATTATTAATTACACCTGTTGTTGAGACCGATATTGTATCGTCTTCATACCATTCTCTATTTCCTACTGCAACTAGACTAACTATTGTAAATCCTTGTTGAGAAATTATTCAACACCCAAAAGTTCATTTGTTTTAGCTATACATTCATCTTTAATTATTAATCTATTTTCATCAGTCATTTCCTCGCCCCATTTGTCTTTAGGTAAAATTGGGGTTATGACTTGTTGGTTTTTATCATCATATGACCTAATTTCTCTAGTTAGAATTGTGGCAGTGTTGCCAAGTATAACCTGAATTAGAGCTACTTGGTCTGTTAGTTCTTTTTTTGCAGCTATCAATTTATCATAAGTCTCTTGAATTTCATTATCATCTGTTTCTGTCCAAGACATGATTAATGAATATATGGTATGATTTTAAAGTTTTTTGTCATTTTACATACCCTTTTAACATTTTGTCAAATTCATCTCTAAGAGTAAAATTGTGAAGTATAGCCTTTGATCTTAATTTGTTCCAATTATCCCTGTCTACCATAATGTTTATTGATTTTTTCATATTTGTCTTAAAGTTAAATTACTTAAAAATATTACTTTAATAATAAAGTTTAAGTTGATGGTAAAATATAGTCATTATATGTATAAAAATATGACATTATTGAAAGGAAATGAAGATTATGAGTAAAGAAGAGACAGATGTTAAATTTAAGAAATATGCTTCTAGGTCAACAGAAGATCCCCAAAGAGAAATATGTTATTGTGGACATGATTCAATATATCATAATAATTTCTTGGAAAATTCTAACCGCGACTGGACTCATTACAATAAAACTATACGGTTAATAGGTTCCTCCGGTAAGATATTCAATGAAGAGCGTCCTACTATAATTACAAAGTGTGAAAAATGTATGTGCCCTGAATTTAAGAAAGTATGTACAATGACTGAATTTGAATATCTAAAAATCCATGGAGAGATGAATAAATGAACAAAGCACAAATCTTGATTGGATTATTAATTACACTATCTACGATGTTACCTATTGTTTATGGTGAAGAGGGTACTTTTGTAGTAGACGTAGACGGTACACCAACCTTCGATGTAGATTATACCATTGAAGGAGGTACAATTGAAAATATGTCATTAGGTGAGAATTTTATTGGATTATATGTTACTATTAACACAACAAATAATGGAACCCTTACAGTGGATCTGCTTAGAGAATTTGTATGGGCGGCAGAAGCAGATGGATCAGATGCAGATTTTCTTGTCTTCATATCTGGGTCAAGAGTTGATTTTGTAGAATCTATAACAAACACAGATTTTAGACAATTAGTAATTGATTTTAAAGTAGGTGATCCATATATTGAAATTATTGGAACGTGTGTGATAAATGGTGAGGGTTGTGTTCAACCAACAATCCCAGATGATCCACCAATAGAGGATTCACTAATCCCAGAATGGGTTAAGGCAATTGCCTCATTTTGGGTAGATGGATCTATCGTTGATGAAGAATTTATAGACGCCCTAACGTTTTTGATAGATTATGATATTATACAGATTGAAGGATATGGTAAAATAGATGCTATTATAGTAGAAGAAGAAATTCTACCTATGGAACTTACTATTGCAACTGATAAAGAATCGTATACTGGAGGCGAGACAATGACAATCTATGGTACAATACAATATGCCAAAATGGAAGAATTAGTAATATCAGTTATACGACCAGATGGCATGCTAGCAGTAATGGCACAGATATATACAAATGATGTTGGGGAATATTCTCAATCAATAGAAATTGGTGGCACATTTACTGAAACTGGAATATATATTGTTAAATCTCAATATAGAAGTGAAACAGTAGAGAGTACTATAAACTATAGTGTAGAATAAGGTGAAAAAGTGAGCGAACGAGAATTTGATACTTTGTTACATAAACAACGAATGTATGTAAAACAATACTTGGAAAAAGAATTAACTTTTGAGGAATATGTAAAATATACTCAATTGGGTTATTTGAAGATGTTCAAAATGATAGTCACAGACATTTCCTCTATAAAACAAGAGTTAAATCATTTAAAAGGTTCTAGATAACATGTCAGCACTAGATAATAAAGATCCTATAATTGATGAATTAATTACATTTATTGAAAAATGGCGAAAAGAACTCAAAGATCAGTTCACAAAAGAAGATGACAAAGATCAGTTCACAAAATAACATGACAAAGATCTAAGTGCTAGTCTGATTGCATTGGGTATTGGTATCTATACTATTTTAATAACAGTATCACCATAATATGATATGGACGAAAATATAGATGAATTGATTAACGAGTATAATATGTTATTATACAAACGTAGTAAATTATTATTAGAAGAAATGGAAAAAGAGAATGAAGAATTCTTTGCACGACATAAATAATTAAATACCATCAAAAAACGGTACGAATTTGAGAACTCCATTAATTCATACTAGACAAGAGCGTCATAGGTTAAGGTCACTCTTCCCCAATTACCGTTTTTTTGTCTTACAAACAAAAATAACCCAGTTATTTCATCATCAGTAATTATCATGTTTGCAAAATGGTCACCGCCTAAAGCATCTGCTGTAACAGCAGTTCCCGGAGCACCCTCAGAGAAGGTTACACTCGGAGGAGATAATGCTCCCCTAGTACCTACAGTATACGAAATATTATCCATAGTAATACCTAATTGATTTAGGGCAGGAAATATCTTAAGGTCAGTAGAACCAATCGAAGACTGAAATGCTAGATCAGAGCCAATTCTTGATTCAGTATTTAGACTAACAAAAGTTCTGTTGCTTGTACCAGCAGAACCTTCAATTATCAAGGCATTTACATCAGATACACCATCAGCTCTTACATTAAATAAAAGGGAACCGGCATCAGTGACATCCACGATTTCTCCTCTAATTTGAGAATATGTAATACTAGTTGGAGAATCAAATAAATTGAAATTAATTTTATAGATAGGTTCACCACCAGAAGGAGCAGCATCCACTTTGGTAAGATTAAAGTCACCTGAGAAAGATCCTGTAATTTCGCTTTGAAGCTGAAATGTAGGTATTTGCAACCCGAGAACATCACCGTTTCTTGAGAACATACCATTAGCTACAGGATCAGTACTTGAGTCATTTATGATGAGAGTATTAGATAGTATAATGTTTGGTCCTGTTAAATCTGTACTTGAAAAACCCCATATTGGAGATGCATTAAACAACAAACTAAGCTCTGCACCTGTAGGAAATTCTATGTTTAACAGATTAGCAGAAGGAGAACCCATTAGAATAGTTGAAGGATCAAAAGTAATGGCATTTGTACCCATGTTGATAAATTGATTTATTGCAGTTGGCGAGGTCAGATTGGATAATGTGGTATTAGCTCCACTAGCAGCAGCAAGTAAATTAGTTTCAGTTCCAACACTATCTCTAAAGAACAAATTAGTTATAGATGATACATCTTTAACATAAAGACGACCTGTATCAACAGCAGGGTTGTCAGGTGTAGCTATTTCAAAAATGTCTATGAAATTGTCTACTGTGAGTTTATCTGTAAATACATTATCCCAAGGAAGAATCGCGAATCCAAGGGTATCAGTAGCTTCGGCGGGTACAATTGTTTGTGCAATTAATCCTGTATTATTAATTACAAGAGCTGCAGGAAGAACATTATTTTCCGTAAAAATAAAACTAGCTGTATCTGGTACATTAAAGTTCATGCTACCAGCTGAATCACTTGTAATTCCTGTAGTTGCGGCATCTAAAACATCACCTGTTGTTTGGTCAAATGACAATCGGTCTATATTTTTTCCATCAAAAGTTGCAAAATCAATATCTTGGTTCATCACAATTCCAGCAGATGTAATGTCAAGAATTTTAGATACCCCAACAATAAATTCATGATCTGTTGGTGTAGTGTATTGTAAAACTGCTGTTCCTTGAAGTATAGATCCTACTGTACCGCCGTTAGTTTCAGAAAGTATAAGCTGAGATCCCAAAACCCCTACAACTTCCAGACTGGTAACACTTCCTAATGTAGATAAACCTAATACTACAGTTCCATCTATGTCTTTTTGATAGACTGCCCCATCTGGAACGTTTGAAACCATATCTCCTGCAGCAGTACTGGTGATTCCTGTTGTTCCAGAAAGTAAATTATTGGCAAGTATTTGACTGAACAACAATCTGTCTATATTAATTCCATCAAAAGTTGCATAATCAACATCAGCTACCGCGGGAAATGTAGCCCATTGAGAAATATCTGCACCTCCAGATACAACATTTCCAGTTTCCAGAAATGCATAAAATAAGCCAAAGGCAGATTTAATAACAATTCCAGTTTCTTCACTAGCACCTAAGAGAAAACCAGCCTCTACAGTTTCTTTATTTACAGTTCCAGCAGGTAATTCTAAAGTATGTCCTCCTGTTCCATCTTGAGCTATTATGATGTTGGTATATGCTGTTTCATTAGTTGGTGGTGAAGTAAATGTAAGTTCAATATCTACTGTAATTTCCATCCTAACAGAATGTCTAGTTGAAGCACTAAACAAAATGTCCTGAGGCGAAGTACTAACTGTTCCTCTGTCATCTTCTGGAAAATCTATAGGAAATGTAATTCCAGTACCGCCGCCTGTAGCATCGCCTGTTAGTACTCTCCAAGTTCCTCCGGGCGCATTACCAAATATTACTAAAGAAGCATCAAAAATTAGAGAGATCATTTGCAGATTCCCCATGTTAAAATCTGTATCATTTGGAGTCTGAATGTTACCTCCATTATCTAGAGTTGCCTGTGCTATGGTAATTGTTGAAGGTGCAAATGTTCTTAGTATCAATATTTGACCATCAAATGCAGCTCCGGCAATAGTATCTAATGTAAAGGTGTTAGGCTGAATGTCGTCTAATTGGATATTGCTAGTGTATTGTGAATTACTGCTAGACTCACCAATATCTATAATACCATCAATATCAATTTGAATTCTAAATTCGACAGGAGGTGCTAATGCAAGTGGACCAATCATAGTATCACCAGCAGTTCTTACAAAGTTTCCAACACCGCCAACATCACCGGCTGCACTAATTCCAGCAAATGCAGTTGATGCTACAGGACGAGGCGTATTTCTATTTCGTTGCAGTCCTTGCAGTTGTTTTATTTCGATTTGATTTTTGCGAAGACGATCCGCACTTGTTTGAATTCTACGAGCCTTACCCATTATTCTTCACCCTCCACAAATCTTCTAACTCCAGTTATGGTTCGAATAAACCCACCTACACCATCAGGTCTTTTGTCTATTCCACGAACTATCTTTTTTGCAACCAATTTAATCGTATTAGGTATGGGATCAGCTAAAACTTCCCAGAATGTAGCGTTTGCTGGTTGATTTGTTTCATCAGATGTATGATCTAGAATACAACGATACCCTGTACCTGCATCTTGAACATCGCTGAAATTTGCCGTATAATCAGTAGAAATAACCCATGCAACAAGATCTGCAGTAGTTCTGTCTGAATCAGATATTAGTTTGGGATTCTCTAAAAAGAAAGAGTCACCAAATCGTATATCATTAAACCCTACCGTTGTTACTTCAAATTCCTTGTGTCTAAACTTTGTAATCTCTAGTTTTGCCAAGTTTGCCTGATCGTTTTGAATTTTGTTGGTAATTAAGGGTTCATAGAAAAATTCTGGCTGTAGTGGTCTTTCTGTATTTGGCGGGCTAATCGATAATCCTGGTTTTGACCACTGGAAAGAATCTATGGATAATTTTACGTTAAAGCCATCAACGAATAATCCTATAAGGGCATCAATAAAGGATGGAAATAAAGTTCCAACATTAAATTGGGGTTGGTATCTTCCTTGATCATCGTATGGTCCAAGCCAATGTATGGAGATCTTTTTGGGGTTTCTCCATCTAAAAGAGTTAAGAACTTCTAACTCTTGTAGAAATATGTTCTGGGCTGCATTACCAAAAGCAAGTGCAGATCTTGCCTTGTATGTCTTGAATCCGCCAAGGGGTAATGATACTGATTCCCATAAATTGTTAAACGGAACTACAAAGTCTTGAATTACTACAGTATCATCTATATCATATATGGCACATCTGTATGAAAAGTTACCAGCAAGAACTAAAGCACCAGAGGCATCCTTATTGTAACGCCATTCATGATTTATGAAAAATGTCAAGGCATCCAATGGACCCAAGTCTTCTGCTTCTACATTGTTAAATCCAGAAAATCCAGAACTTGTTAGTCCCATATTTTCTGCCTCAAAAGTTGCAGGGACTAGATCATCACTATTTCCATAATCGTTTCCTATTATGTTACCATTATTAGAATTAAATGGATAAGGAACACGAAAATTAACTCCTGCAAACTGTCTGTAAAATGTAGGCGAATCAAATCCAAAAATAGAGTCTGATTTTTCATATCGAAATTCATATGTTACGGCTGCTGTCTGTCCAAAGTTACCACCATCGTCCTCGATAACTACTGTAGGATCTGATTGATACCCAAATCCTGCACTTAGAATATTAAATCCAATTACCACCCCACCTGATACAATAGCTTGAACTCGTGCTACAACTATTGGATTTCCTCCTTCAAGTCGAGTTGTGGAATTTGTTGTATATCCAGAACCTCCAGATAGTACATTTACACTGGTAATAAATCCTAAAGTATTAGTTGCATCAGCAGTAGCTCCTACTCCTCCAGGTGTACCATTGTTTTTGTTGTTGTGTCCTTGACTATTAAAAATATCATACACTGAATGATATACATCATTTGCCTGTTCGATGGATGTAGTAATATCAGACCATGTACTACTTGTACTATCAAATTGGAATGTCTTTGCTTCCTCATCCACACCTACAAGATTATCATCTTCTGGAATCAGAAATATGAGCCATTGTGTACCGTCCCACTGTATTACATTATTATCAAATCCTGCAAAGTCACCTGTTCCCACACCATCTACTAATACACGAAATCCACGATATACGTTATCATTTCGGATAAACGGTGTAGGTATTCCCAAAGGATCTAATGCTCGAACATCAACCCACGTTTGGCGTAGCGTACCGTCTATCTTTACCTGATTTGAATCCCATACTTTCATAGAGCCATCAACTGGAGGATCATCTTGTAGAGTTCCAGCAGTTTTTGCACCATTTGATTTCCATGCTATATCTTTGTCAGCAGTCCAAAACGAGTAACTACCAAGTGTGTAATTTACCTCAGTAGTTAGAAAATCTACAAATTCGTGTTGATCCCAATCTAGATTAGATGCGGCAGGAGGTACAGGTGGAAGAATAGCAGTATCTTTGTTTGCTTTGTAATGGAAATTATCACCTTGTGAATCTAGAGTATTAACTACAAGAATAATTGAATCCTTGGGGTATGTGGCGCCACTTACATGAGTAGGAAATAATCTCCATGCTTCTAATGCTCCAATAAAATCTGCATTTTGTCTCGGTAAAGTACCAATGGAGCTATCAGTCCATGTACCTGTAACGTTGCCAAGTGTTGCATCTATTTCACCTTCTTGTTCTGCTGGATTTAGTGTGATATTATCACTTTTGATGTTTGGGATGATTGTCTGATCAGGAGGATTTCCGCTTGAAAAACCTCTAAAGTTAACCATTTCTACATCTTTTAGAGTTGATGTAAAACCAATCTCAAAGAAATCACCTGCCCCTTGTGCAGCCACACTAGAGCCTCCCCTATCTATTACCTGAATTAGTCCGTCATAATGTGATGTTTCACTTAGATTAAACGTGTAATCATTGGCAGTAAACACAGGCAAATCATTAAACCCGTTACTAGCAGAATTTGCTCCTGCTACTTCTACTCTAACCTGTAGTGTTCCCTTGTTTTTGTTGTAAAGATCTATTATTCCATTTGATACATCAAACATTGATTTAAAAAAGAATTGGTCGGCAAAGAGTGTCTTTTGAAGGTAAAACTCTGGCCCCAATAAATCTACAGGAAGTATCGTACCTTGTAGTCCGTCCTGTGTTGGATGAATAATATCCACCTCATAAGTTGTAATGTATGATCCCCCGTTAGAATCTGATATTATAGTGGTAATCTTTGTAAACTGGTCAATAATTGGAGTGAGCCCACCATTTGTATCAGTAATGAATGCTCCTCTATCTGCGTTAATTCTTAGTGAGGAAGATCTAACCTCACCTGAACCTATCTCTGTATCAAGGATAGTTTCTACAAAGTCTGAAATGTCAACATTTGGATCAACTGGAAAAAATTCCTCCCAGAATGATATATTTGGCGGTTCATTTGTTGTTGTAATTGATGTGTGATCTGCAATGGCACGAAAAAACAACCCTTCATTTTCTACTGTATTTCCTATAAAGTAATTTTCACCAGACAACCACACATTTATTGGATTCATGATCACCTCTTTTGTGTATAGACTCATATCGGCACCACATTTGTAATAACACCATTACGAAAGAATTTGGCAATAAATGGTACCTCAGTTCGCGGATCTTCAACATCTTCTACAAAAATTTCTGAGAGCATATATCCAGTACCGTTTAATCCTGTAGTTGGTATGAGGTCTAGAATTCCAGCCATTGTAGATAATATAAGACCGAATCTTCCTTTTCTAAAATCCTCATTTACATCTGGATCAACTGACCAGTTATACAGATTTGCTGGTCCCAATGTTGAATTGTGATCTACAAAATACCCTGCCACTGTAACTTCTACTACTCCTAATAATGAATCTTGGATTTGATTAAGTGCCGTATCAGGATTTGGGTGCGGATTAAGATCACTTGCCATTCTAAAACTGGTTTTGGTTAGTTTTCCCGTATTATCAGGAACAGTACCAGTATTAAATATTATTTTTTCAGTATCATCTACACTTACTTCTGTATCACCATCATTAGTAAAACGAAAGATAGTGTCAGCCAAAATCAAACACTCCACGACTGTGATCGACCTTTCCGATTCGGTCTAACTGTTCTTTATTTACACCGCCTTCTCTAATTCCTTTTACTGTATTATAGTTATTAAATCCATTAACTGCTGTAAATCCTGTCTTTGATTGGATAATAACTTGACGTACTCCCATTTCTGTGTCTCGTTGGGATTGCCTTGATAGAAAGGCATTTACTTCATCAGATATGATTCTCTTAAATCTTAGGTCAAGTGGTCCTCCAGGTTTTGTTAGTATATCAAAGATTAACGGTGCTAATAATAAGGCAAATGCTATCAGTGTAGCCTGTGGAAGGGATGGTAATACTTTGGCTATTATACTGGCTGGATCCTGTCCTATTCTTGCTGTGGTGGATAGTCCAGTTAGCCCCGTTTGTTGAAGTTTACCTTTAGAGGTTCCAGTCTTTGTTTCTGAATCCAAAAGATTTTCTGCTAAATTCTCAGCAGAGTCAAGATCACTTGTAATTCCTTCAACTGCTTCTCGTATTGCGGCATTAAGCTCTTCTGCAGAACCGATAACATCCATCCCGCCTTGAGATTCAATTCCAATAAAGCGGTTAATATGTCCAGGACTAGCAGAAGTCATCTTGGCACTTCTAAAGGCAGATAAGATCATCTGTTTAATTATTACATCAAGTGTTGCCATTATGCCACTCCTACCGTTTCGTCACCTTCTAGCCTAAAAAATAATTGAAGAGCAGCTATTCCTCTATCTATAACTCGCAATGTCTTCATTTGTGCGTTAATTGTAGTTGTAACTGATGTATTTGATCGGTCAGTCCACACTAAAGTCCATGCCTTAGATGGCAGTACACCATTTACATCTACAGTTAACACAACAAGGTCTGCCCACTCTGGATTTGTTATCCACATATTACCTTGTATGCTAATCATACGAAGTGAGAATACATTGTTTATTGTATCGTCTGACAATTGATGTTTTGTAACATTACTATCAATATCTAATACTAAATCTGTAAGTTGAATGTATGTTTTATCATTAGTAACATTAGTTAGAATAGAATCTTGTGTATCTACTAAATCTACTTGGAATCCTACATCAGACATTATGTACTCTCCGTAAATATTGTAGGTCTGGATAATGTACCAGTTACAGTATAAGACACCAAATCTTCATCTGGTTCATTCTCTTTTATTCTATTTATCTTCATAAATGATTTTCTACCAAGTGTAGATACTGTACCTTCTGTGTTTGTGTTTGAGCGTAATAATACAACCTCTGCTACTTGTCCTCTTATTGGTAAATTTAATTGAAGTTGGTAAATGTTTTGTAGTTTCTCTACTGTACTTCCAATAATGTTTGTTTTTTGCGCATACATTAACGCTGAAAAAGTACCTGAGAACTGCCCCCTCATTAGTAAAGGAACACCTACACCTTGTGAAACATCTTTGGTTAGTGTTGGGATTTGTGAAAATCCCTCATCTACATCTACATTTTTTACAGAGGCAAAAATATAATCTGCTCCTGGAAGTAAATCTCCTTGAGATTCGCCATCAACAAATACTAATACGCCACCAAATCCACTATACACTTCATCATCATCAGAAGTAATGGTAGTTAGTGTAAATCGTAATTTTCGTCTAAGGTCACGTTGATTTCCTATATCTACATCCTCATTAGTCCAAGTATTTGTATTTCGAAAATAAATATTTAGAGTAGTTGATGGATTATACACAGTCTGTAGTATTCTTACTACTTCTGTTCCCATTTGTTCTATAAAATCTAGAGAAGTTGAATAATTGTCTGCATCTACATCTACTATTCTATATCGTACAGTAATTTCATAAAAATCCACTATCTCATTAAAATTTGGGTGTCTGATTATGGTCTCATTTCCTTCAGCGTTTATCTTTTGTACAATTACTGCCTTTGTTACCTCATTTCCTACCACTTGCAGTCTATCAAAAAATTGTACAACTTCATCCATAAGTGAAGAACCAGAACCTTCTAATGTCTTACTTAATTCACCTGAAAGATCCCACTCGTCAAATAGTATATCTTTGAGTGTAGTTGCAGCAGCTACCATTAACCATTACCTGTAGATGTATTACCAGTCATGGCTGCAGTCACACCAAACACCTTACCTCCTGCCAAACCACTTGGATTTTTCTTTGAATAGTTTGCCATGATATAATCCTGAACTTTACCCTCCCATAATTTGACATCACCTACAAGTTTTGTTTTATCTGGGCTCTGCCAGTAATTGTAATATGCAGCAGCTAGGGCAGAGCCATAAGAAACAAGTACAGGTGGTACAGAATCTAATGGAACAAGTTCATGCAAGTCAATCTGAGTATTGGCATAATTATCTGCCATATTTTGTGATACGCCAATTTTAACGTCTGCACTAGTATTTAATATAGTAATGTTTAGAAATCTTTTAGTTTCATCCAAATTAGAAAATACCTGAACAGGAGTAGACATGTATCAACTTTATCGTCCAAAAAATATATGTATTTTATAGATGTTACATTTTTAGAATATGAGCTAGTCTACATTAAACAATATTACTCCATTTTGAACCTCTGTATTATTTGCATTTGAGATATTATCTTTGAATAATTGTATAGTATCTCCTGGATTTATGTCAAAGTTTCCTCCGTTATACACAACTTGGATAAAAGTTCCTGTACCTGCTGTTACAACAGTACGCATTGATTTTGTTTGTGGTACTCCATTAATCTGTAATGTAAAATCTATGGTTTGAGCACTACCACTTGCTTGTGCAGCGCTAATATCATATTTTATCATTGCAATTACTGGCTTTAATCCATTAAATGTAATCAGTCCAGTTGTTATATCTATACTAAGTCTCTCTGTGGTTGAATCTTGTATCCAATCACCAGCTGCGGAAACAATATCTACAACTGGTACAGGTATTTCACCTGATCCATCTACCTCTAAAATACCGTTGGTTCTAGCTTCTGCTATTGTATGAGAGTCTTTTCTTACTCCGTTATCTGTAGCATTGACTTGGGGATCTGTCTCGTCTAGTCCTCCTCCTGATGTATCAAAGTAAGCACTAGCAACCTCATTGTCAGGTGAATCCATTATGTCTATACTGGCTGATGTGATTGATGGATCTATTCGTATAGCGCGTTGATCTACATCTGCAAGATCAAAAACAACACCATCTATTATTACTCTTCCTGTAGACGCTCCAGTAAGTGTAAGGCCTTTAGCAGTAGAAGTAACATCCAAACTTGGAATTAAAACCTGTGTCATAATTAAAGTGGTGGCATTTTCTATAATCAAACCATCAACAATAAATGGTAACAATACAAAGTCAATTGCTATAGTTCTCCCTCGTATGATTCCAGGGCTCAAAAACCCAAAAGCAGTAAATCTGTCACCAGCAAAAACAGCAGAAATAGAATTGGCAGCAGTAAGATCAAACAAGTCATTAGCAAATGCATTAGTCAAATCAATTTCATCAATTGTAAGAGCTTCATAACCAGTATCAAAGAATCCTCCCTCGTTTATTACAAATTCTATCTGTACATCAAAAACTGATCCAGAGGCATTTGAAACTACCAATCGTTGCTGGTCATAATTAGATGTTCCTGTTATGTTTACAAACTGACCATCAAGCAGTCCATGATTTGCATCTGTAGTTACAGTTATTGCTCCTGCTCCTGCTGCCACAATACTATTGATAATTCCATCTATGTTTAGAGTGGCAAACATGGGCCCTGTTCCAGTAAAATCCATTCCATCAATTTGTTGAAATTCTGCTTCGATAAATCCGACATATCCAGCAGGAATTAATATTGTAGTTGGAATGGCAAAAGGTTCTGTAAATCTGTATGATCTAGTTGGCTCTAATTGTATAAAATTATGAAGTAATGGTGGCAAGTCTGCAGGAGAGGCTAGGAGTTCTACTGTAGAACCGTTTGATAGTGCAGCTATACCAAATGCTGTGTCTCTCTTAGTAAACCCCGACGAGTTTTCAAATATTATTTTAGATGCATTTAAGACTGGTTCCTGTACTAGATCACCAATTTTAATCTCTTCTGACATTATGTTTGCACCGCCACAATATTTCTTCCCAGCTCGTCTACTAGGAAATTATCCTCGGCTTTAGTTAATAGTGGTGTCTCGAGTATTGATAGTTCAACACCTGCGGCTAATGGGGTTGAACCATCCACCGCAGCCGGATTACCTATTACCAGTTGAATGAATGTTAAATCTTGTATTGTTGGAACCTTGACATCTATTGTAAAAACACCAGTAAAAAAATTTAAAGCTACAACGTTATACTCTAGTAATTTACCTGGAACAAGCAACTCATGGACTAGACCACTTATTCTACCAGCAAACCTGATTAATGAACCGTCCTTTGAGACAGACATTGCTCGTGGATTTGTGTCTAATCCTCCTATGTCAACAGTAGCATCTGGTTCTGTGAGAACAGTTGGTATGTTAAATGCATCAGTAAGATCATATCTGCATAACAGGTCTTGTGGCTCTATGGATACTAGATAGAAAGCCGAGCCGTCTGGAAACATTCTCATATTACCATTGCTAAATGTAACATCAGGATCGTAAGGAAATACTCTGTCAGGAGGTGTAGCTGCTGCTGGAAGTATAAATGGTTCTGTAAGATTCCATTGATTTATTCGATCATTAATACCACCAACTACATATAATTTCAGACCATCTGATGAAAATTCACATGATGCAGGACCATTATCTATAAAATTTACGTTAAAACTTTGCAATAAAATAGGAGTCGTACTAAATGAATTAGGTGTAGGAAGACTGTAAATTTCTATGGTGTCTTGGTTACCACCAATTATCGCCATCTTGTTTCCATCATCGAAAAATTTTATGTCTCTACCATTAGTTTCAGATGGTGCAAATTGAAAGTCTGGTGGTGTTCCAGTTGTAGGAAATACACCTGGGGCAGATAATATCCATTCATTAATAGCTCCCCCATTCTCCCATACAAACAAATGAAGCTCATCATCTGATAACTGCATTGCATTAATAGTAAACTCTGGATCAAATGTATTACCTGTAGATACGGCTTGTTCTATGACTCGCTCATTATTTAAAAATGGTCTAATGTCAAATCCTGATGCCTGTACGAATATACCACTACCCACATCATCTGAGATCCTCCAAATAAAATCAGTTTGTGGTATGGGAAATTCCCCATTATTTACCTGATAGAATTTAAAATTGGTAAAGCTTGTATCTATTATTGGAGGATATATTGCTAGTAATTGTTCACCTACCGATATTACTGGACTTTGTCCCCCCTGTGGAGAATTAGTTGAATTTGTATTTAGTGTAGACTCGAACTGTTGAGGAAAATATGCACGAACCATTATTTTCTCCGAAATATACCTTGAATCTTTTGAATGAATCGTTTAAACCATGACACCTTAGATATTGGCTCTTCTATGATTTCAGATAGTGGATCTTGAGGAGGATTATTTGTATTTGCCTGAATACTTTTATTTCCCTTTTGTGGCTTTGCAGCATAAATCAATTTATGCTCCTATCTGAATTTGTTGGATTTGTAAATCGTTTACCTGAGTAATATCCACACTGGAACTCAGATTAATTAAATCACCAGGCTTTACACCTACATCAAATCTATAATATCCATCATCTTTTAATATAAACCCAAGATCAGCATTAACTTTAAGAGGAAAATTTGTAAGATCTGCTTCACCTTTTTTAGTAACAGTAAGTTCATAATCTGCTCCCGTTGTAAATGACCACCATATTCTAAATAATCCAGAATCACCTGCCAACATATCTGATGTAACGACAATATCATTTTCTAAAATTTTATTAATAGCTACAATTGTGACGGTAGCAGGTGTAGCATCTCTATTATACGCTGAACTTCTTAATCCCATAAGCATACATCAATTTCAAAAAATATATGCATTTAATAAAAAATTTATCTATTCAGATTCGGATTTTTTAACAGTCTTTTTTTTAACAGTCTCTTTGGGTGTATCTTTTGTATCGCCAGTAAAAAACAATTCTGCCTTTCCATCTTGACAAGGCTTACCAATGTAATTACCTACACTGTGATCTAGTCTTTTACGACCCTCTTCAATTGAATCTGCTGTTATTTTTGCTCTACATCTTGAACAAACTAGGATACCCATTTTTCAGTCCTATGCAATATCAAATGCCGTAATTGTAAAAGAACCAACATCTGCATGTGCTGCTTTTTTGTCGTATCGTATTACCAAATCACTTTCGTACAATCCGCCTACTGAAAGATCGAAACTCTCAATTGTTAGATCTTC